CGGTGTAAATATAAATTTAAGAGTAAAAGGGCAATCTGGTCTTGATAGATTAAATTCTAAAGTCAAACAATTAACAAAAAGTGTAGATGATATTCGTCAGATAGATATAATGAACCCTCGCAATACGGGAGGAGCAGGAGGAGCAGGTGCTCGTAAAGAATTGAAGCAATATAGGCAAGATATGGAAGATATTGTTAAAAGTGTTAACAAAGCTAAAGGAGCATTTGGCGAAACGGCTGCTCAACAAATGGCAGTATCAGATTCCTTAGAAGAATATACAAATAATATAAAAATTGGGACTAAAGAACACAAAAATGCATTAGCAGCAACAAATAAACAAAATGCAGCTATAGGCAGAGAAACAATTTCAATTACTAAAAATACAGAAGCACAAATTAAGAATAATAAAGCACAAGCTCAAGGAAATAAACTTGATAAATTTAATAATAAAGGAACTGGAGCAGCTTTAAAAAGTGGACTTATTTCTGGTGCGTTTCCATTGTTATTTGGACAAGGATTAGTTGGAGGTGCTGCTGGATTTGGAGGTGGTTTTATTGGAACAAAAATGGGTGGACAGATGGGAGGTTTTGCAGGAGGTCTTGTTGCTACTGCTCTTTTACAACAATTAACTACATTGTTTGCAAAATTAAATGAATTAGGTGGTGCTTTTGATGAATTAAATCCAAATATAGATGCACTTACAGTTTCATTGGGATTAGCTGGAACAGCAGAAGCAGAAAGATTAAAATTTATAGAAAGAACACAAGGTGCTCATGTTGCTTTAGCTATGGCTACTGAAAAAATGACAGAGGTTGTAGGTAAAGATGGAGTTGCGAGTTTGAAAGAATTTTCAGAAACTAGCGAATTGTTAGGCAATTCATTTAAAAAAGCAATGTTAAAAATTCAAGTTGCTATGGCCGATCTTTTTAATGCTTTAGGTAAAGTTTTACCAGGTGCAGGAAAAGCTAAAAGTATTGAAACTGGTAAATTAGCACAACTTGGAGGAGCAGGAAAAGATCCATTTTTACAAGCTCTTATTGCTGAACAGAAAAAGATTGAAGCAGAATTAAAAGTAATTGAAAAACAGGATCTTGATAAAAAAATAATGTCGGAAGCTGTTGGTGCATTTGGATTTTCTAGTGGAGGATTATTTCCTTCTCAAATAACTAAAACTGCTGAACAACAAATTAATGAACAAGAAAATAAAGTTAATTTACAATTAAGATTGGATACTTTAAGTAAAGAGATTGATTTACGAACAGAAAATTTTGCACAAATAGGTAAAGGTGTTGAATTAGATCAAAGAAGGCAAATGATTCTTGATGAAGGTTTAAAAAGTATTACAGATCAAAACACATTTTTACAAAATCAACTTTTATTAGGCAAACAAGGTGCAGAGATTGAAAAATTAAAAGTTGAAAAGGCTAAAGAAATGAAAATTGCGGTGGAGGATCTTAAGCCTTTACAAGTTAAACAAATTGAAGATGCTGTAAAACTTAGAGATGAATTGACAAAATTAAATGATTTATATGGAAGTATTGCTTCTACAATAGAAACAGGTTTAGTTGATGCAATAGAAGGTGCAATAAATGGTACTAAAACTCTTGGTGATGTTGCTCGTAGTGTATTTACACAGATCCAGAGATCGCTTATTCAGTTTGGTGTAAATTCTCTTCTTGGAGGACTTCCTGGTATTGGTGGATTCTTTAGAGCAAATGGTGGCCCTGTTAGTACTGGGAAAAGTTACATGGTTGGAGAACGTGGGCCAGAAATGTTTGTTCCAAACTCAGGTGGTCGTATCGTTCCTAATTCTGATATGGATGGAGGATCAACTAATGTTGTGGTTAATGTAGATGCTTCTGGTTCTTCTATTGAAGGGGATGGAGAAAAAGGAAGAGAATTAGGACAAATGTTATCAGCAGCGATACAATCAGAATTGATTAAACAAAAAAGACCTGGAGGATTATTAACATAATGGCTACTTTTCCTTCTATAAATCCTTCGTATAATTCTCAAAAAACAACATTTCCACAGATCCGAACTACGCAATTTAATGATGGCTACCAGCATAGAATTAAATTTGGATTGAATACAAAACCGTATATTTGGGCTTTGACTTTTGATGTCAGCGAATCAGATTCAGATACGATAGAAACATTTCTTGAAGCAAGAGCAGATGATGGTGCTTCTTTTGA